CACCTCTTTAGCTTGGAAGGCTAAGGCACAATCTCTATACCATACCCGCATTAAACTTATTTATACCTAAAACGGAACAGTCCCCGCTGCTCTGTATTACTGTTTGCTCAATGGGGTTTCACAGGGTCGACCCTGTCTCTGTCCTATGCAAACAAACCGCAGTATATTGGCGACCTTGAGGGATTATGATACCCCGACCTTCGCAGTGACAGTGCGACGCTCTTCCTCTGAGCTACAAGGCCTAAAATGGTGGGAAGGTGAGGTATCGATCCTCCCCCGAAAACGGATGAGATTTACAGTCTCACTGCCAGAGCCACTGACTTTACCTTCCCGAAAATTCCCGATACTTCTGAAAAGTAAAAGTATTGGGAATTAATTGGTGCTCCCGAACGGATTCGAACCGCTGACACGTGGTTCTTCAAACCACTGCTCTACCAACTGAGCTACAGGAGCATTAAGGATTAATGACAATTCGTTTGATGAAGGTTCCATCGCCTTTGCGTAGTTCGCCATGAAACGGGAACCAGTCAGAACCTTTATCACGATGAAAGACAATCATATTATTCCATGATTTTTCAGTGTCTCTTATCATCTTGTCAAGTTTTTTGTCATCTCGCATAGTCATAATAATTTCTCACATATAATGGTACCCGTGGAGAGACTCGAACTCCCAACATTCTGGACCTAAACCAGACGCCTCTGCCAATTGGACTACACGGGCAAACTTTGTTTTTCTTTTCGTTTAGCATGAGCAAGTTTAACTGATTCTGCTATACGTTTCTTATGTTCTTCGGATTTTTTCTTACTGCCGCCAATTTTACCTGCAAGACTAGCACCTTTGCGCTTTTGCATATCACGAGCAGTTTCTTCTCCGTATTTATCTACCATACTTTCCCATATACTTTTTCTTCCATTTGAGTAAGCATCATTGACATTCTCAGCAGGAGTGCCCCAATACAAATGATTAGGATTGGAGCATTTAGCATTATGACAAGCATGACAAACAAGTATTCTTTTGCCATCAGGTATAGTAGTACCTAATATGTGCGCTAACAAACCTTTAAAATAAGAACTCATACCACCTCGTTCGAGGCAAGGTTCATCTAATTGTAGATGCTGCTGTCTTAGTTCTTTAGTTTGTAAAATATATTCTTCGACTATAAGCATAGAAAACTCCTCTCTATGCTTATTTATAATAAACGCTCTTTTAAGCGCGTCTACTAGATGAGAGCGACCACCTGCAGTGTGCCTTGAACGAATTACTTCCGGACGCTTCGTTCTTCCCAGATAGTCTTTACTGTTGCAACAGCAAGTGCTACCCTTTTCTCTTACCTTTCGGTGGGGTTCAGCAGAGGTGGTCTATATTGGTGGAGAATAACGGGATCGAACCGTTCACCTTCTGCGTGCAAGGCAGACGCTCTACCGAATGAGCTAATTCCCCGAATCTATAAAGACGAAGTGGGAGGATTCAGTTGTACCTCCATGACCCAGTCAATTACTATCTGTAATCTCAGTCAACGACTCGTTTCTGGTTAAGAGGAGTACCACTCCCCGAGTCTACCTTATCCCCACTGACGAGGGGATTGTTCAGTCACACTTCTTACGCCGACCGTCGCCAGCGATATTTGGTTGCGGAGGTTGGATTTGAACCAACGATTTCCGGCTTATGAGACCAGCGAGGACAACCTGACTCCTCTACTCCACGAAACTTTCGATGAACATAATGGCAACTGAGGTGTTGCCACGCTACTGGCAGTAATTTCGCTCTTTACGTTCCTATCTATCCCCAATCGCTTGGTCACCACAGGAACTTCCATTACATTCAAACTGGCTCCCTAAGATGGATTCGAACCACCGACCAATTGATTAACAGTCAACTGCGCTACCGCTGCGCCATTAGGGAATAAACTTGCCGTTTTGTTTTCACCGCATAATCCGAAGGTATATACGCTGGTTCAGCAGACGGTACTGCTTATTCTATTCTATACACCTTATCGGTTAACCCCATTCTAGATTGCGGTAAGGAATCCGATATTCGCCAGCGTTCCCCGTCTGTTAGTCTGGCATAGGTCTCTCCAGTAGGTTCTAGAATACTGGATAATAATGGTGCCCCCACGACGACTCGAACGCCGGACCTGATGATTACAAATCAACTGCTCTACCAACTGAGCTATAAGGGCAAAAACTTATTAAATGAGCACACTGGGTCTCGACCTCCTGTATTAGTGACAGGCAGTGTGCTCATTTAATAAGTCTCCGAAAAGACTTATTATTTTATTCTAACAATATCAAAGAACCGAAACTTTATTTATACACTCTACTATACTTTTTAAAGAAAGTCAAGTGTTTTTTAAATTATTTTTTTATTCCGATAACCACTTAGAAATTGAACCATATTTCAGGTTCAGTTCGTTCTCGAGGATTTCGAGACCGTAGTGGTCGAACTCTCTTGCGCTGATGCCTTCTGCTTCAGCGATAATTTCGATAGCACGTTCGCGAGTAGCATTTTCGACTAAGTACATCGTTGCTGCTACGCGAGCAGTAAACTTGAGAAAGTTGGATGCCTGACGATCCTGCTCATACGTGATCTGCTTGTCGAGTTTCAACGAGAGATACTCAAAGTCAGCGTCGAATGCTTCGACCGACTCAAACTTAGGATTGTATGGACGGCATCCATATACTTCCTTGTAGAGATCGGAATAGATGCTTGCATCTTTCGAACCAGTGGCGGCATTAATATCAGCAAGAGTCAACATAATCAAAACCTTTCAAACTATAATACCACTATACCTCGAAAGTTAGAAAATGTCAAGCCCTAATTTTATTTTTTTGAAATTAATCTCGTGGACGATATGGGTCATATTTCATACCCCACAACCAACCTCCTGGCAATATGAAAGTCAGAGGGTCAACAAGGTGGCATTTACCGTTCGGTTCAACACACCACTTGCGACGTCTCATACTTGCCTTTATTGCCATGAGTCGGCGAGTTTCCCAAGTATGCCTTCTAGCATACATCGGATTGCCATCCCTGCGCCTAGTTCCTCGCATGGTTCGACTTATCGATGCTTTATGCTCTGGCGTCAATCCACCCCAACAGGGATTCTTTTCACCAGTCATTGCTTCTGAAATCTTTTTACGAGTCTCAGGACTATGCCCCGAAGATTTCTTTCTGGTAACTTTATCAACAATCGTCAAACCTTTTCCGAGAACTTCTGCTTTATCTCGGAGGATTTCTATCTTACTGTTTTGTAGCAAGAGTTCTCTTGGTTTCGGAACCTTGTTTGGATCGTTGACAATCCACAGTTCGGTTTTTGTTTTGAATAGAAAGAACTTCATTTGTGCAATGTTATGTTGCGGATTCTAAAGTTTTGCAAATTATCTATAACGAATTTAATAACACCTGCAACATGCTCTGGTGCCATCTTATCGACAGTGCTGTTTTGCATTACTCTAGTATCAGTTGCTCCAGGTCTGAAATTCAACACAGATGGCGTATTAGACATACTGGTTTCCTCGTAGAATTTATCTAGAGATAATTTAGCATCCGCATATTGTTGGTTGTTAATTTGTTGAAAATCATTCACACGACTACTTATATTGACAATATACTTCTGTTCGCCAGTCCACATATCAAACATCTTTCGAGCGAGAACAACTTGAGCATCTGTGTAGTTTGAATAATCGAATGCATTATTTACAAACACGTCACAATCATAAACAGCATCAATGATTTTAGATCTACCAAGTTCCGTTGTTATATCATAACCATTTGACCGTGAAAGTCCAATAACATCATAATCGACGCTCAACGCATCAAAAGTTGCCTTACCAATACCCGAGGTATGACCTGTAACTGCGATCTTCAAACAACACCTTTATCCAGTAGTGTCAGATTGTGCTCTCGATCAATATATTTGAATTCAACATGATGCGGTTCAAATTCTGCTAGAGCAGCAAAAACATCAGCAGTATTAAGAGCGCTGCAGGTATACACATCCAGTTGCATTAGAGCAGGGGAAACCTCATCCCAAACATGCATAGCAATATGTGATGTCTCAATTATAGTAACTGCAGTCAATCCGCGATTACCAACCATGTCACTGTAAACAGCATATGGACCCATTAGTATCTTCATACCAATTTCGTCAACCAGAGTCTTCATCCAATCCTGGATTGCCTCTGCACATTGCGGCGGATTATTCAGTTCTGCTCGCACAATGAGATGCTTGTGCTCTAGGATTTGCCCCATTTCTGTTCCTTGACTTCTTCTGGAAAGAATTTATTTATAAGGTTGCTAAGGATTTTTTTGGCGACTTCTTCTTCTTAACCTCTGGCGCTTTCCAACCTGTCAGGAAACTCTCAAGAACTTCCGCGAGACGAGGATATGCTTCGAGTAAAGTTTGATCCTTGATATGATCAAGCAACTTCGCCTCTTTAATCTGAACACCCTGGAATGTCTGCATCCAGATTTCCTCGCGACGGAACTGCGGCACTTTCTTGGCACTGCCTTCTGGCAACAGAGTTAAAATTCGACGAAACTCTTGGGTGATGGTTGTATCTGCCATGTTAGCAGGTAGTCCCTCATCCTTATATGGAGTTGGACCTTCGGGAAGATTGTATGGACCTTGTTCATATCCAACACCCCATGCAACAAATCGCATGAGAACAGAATTGCCGAGAGAGACTGCTCTCACACGTTCGCGCAATTCGTCAGTTGTTTCTGCCGCACATGCCCAATCAAGTGCTTCATCTATTTGCTTAAATTTCTTGGGTGGTAGTCTTTGTGCCATAATTAATTCATCCTACTTTATAATATTGTGGACTATTTATTAGTCTTTCGTAGCACTCTTTTTCGGGTGCCAGATAGTTGGTAAACCGTGGAACTCTGTTGGGTAATGACTCTAACCCCTGAATGAATGCATCAAATACTTTTTTAGTATCATATTCATAATTTTCAGGAACTATGTTAGAGTACTTGTTTAAGTGTGAATTCGGTATACTATTCTTCTCTAAGAAATCGCTAAGATCTTTAATGTCCAAGATAACACTATCTGCAAAAATTTCTGACACTGTTTCTGCATCAAGCAACCAGTTACCAATATGATACTGCCACCTGTGACTATCAAATTCGACGTTTGGTGACCATACTACAGGGGAAAACCGCAAACATTGTTCTATAACCTTGTCCCAAAAAGATGAATCATCGAGAAAAGATATATCTCCGCCTCGAGATATAATCTGTCGAATATATGGACCTCCTAGAATCTTACCAATAAGTTCAAATAATCCACTATGAAACCGCGATACAGGTTCGCGAATCAAAATTACTATCTGTTTGTCTGTAACTTCTTTACGGTTGATAATTATTTCGAGAGTTTTTCTACGCAGGGATTCAGTAATAGTTCCAGGTTTGGTAAGATCGTGAATACCATCAGTATTCATAAGTGTCCTTGTTCCGATTTTACCTGCCGTGTAAAATATGAATTTATCGTTCTCGAATCCTTGCATCTTATTTCTCTGTGAATATTCGAACATTCAGAATCCAACGATCTGATTCCTTTATAGTCGAAACTCCATGTAAATTTTCATACCCATAATAAACACCATCGCCGATATCTAGATTTATAAATTCTCTCTCAATCGCAAGATATCCACCTTTATACGATCTAGGATCATTCAATTGAATTATTAATCCGGAATTAGATTCGCCATCTATTTTTGCCCAAGTATCGCGGTGATCGCGAATGCAAGATCCTGGGGGATAATGCATAATTCTAAATGCAGTTGCTTTGACTTTAGGAATATTTGAATAAATCATATCGCAATATTTTTGCGACTCTGCCTCAGATAATTGATGTAGATAGAATGCAACATCAGAACGTCTAGTCGACTCTAATCGCCTAAGAGTTTCAACTCCTGCAAATGTTGTAAAATTCTCCGATAATGTGGGAACCATGTCAATGAGTTCCGCACATGTATCAGGTGTAAAGATATTTCTGTATACCTTAAAACTCATCCACCAGTTCAATCATCTGCTTCATACGATTGGCGATAAAATAGTTCAACAGACCTGAGCGATCTCCGCCAAGTTGTTTCTCATAACTATCTATAATCGCTACTTTGATGTCCTCAGGAATGCGCGACAGGTCAACCAGTTCACGGTTGCGCTGGAAGTTGCGCCACATTTCGTCATTGTTGATGAAGTCTTCAGGTTTCTGAGTCTTCCACAATGCAAGTGCTTCCTTGCGAATAGGACGCTGACGCTGACCATTGATGAATGTGTCATCATCAGACATGATATTAGGAACACCGTCACCCTTATCGCCCATGATAATATGTTCCATGAGAACTGCCTCAGGTGATTCCTTCAACTTACAGAACTTCTTCTGAACAGGAGCATACTGCTTCACATTGCTCCACTTCTGTAGTTGCTGGAAGTCATGATCACCAGACAAAACAAGGAAAGGTTCAGCACTAGGCATGAGACCATCAGTGTTCATGGTCTGACTATACTCGGCGAGTACTGCGATAACATCATCTGCCTCAGCACCATCAACGTCGATTACAGGATACGGGAAGTGTTCTTGCAACTCGCTACGAATTTGGTGCAGTGCTTCGAAGATAGCAGACCAGTCAAACCCAGACTCCTGCCGTGCTTTCTTACGATTCGCCTTATAGTTAGGAAAATACTGACGACGCCAGTAGTGACGATTGTCACAAGCAATCACAATGTTGCCGAACTCAGCACCAAACTTCTTCTTATATGAACGAATGGCATTAATGATCATGTGCCGAATGAGAGGCAGATTT